GACCGAAAACTTCTCAGGTGTTATCGTCTGATGTTGATCTTTCTTAACTATATCTTTTACCCAAGCTAACAGAATTGCTTTTGCTTTATGGCGGATCTTTCTCATTTGTTTAGGATTCATTATACGGTTTGAATAAGTTTTTTTATATCCTCTTCAAGTTTTTTACCCACAGAATTAGCATGATTAATTACTGCAGCACATAAATTAGCATGGTAATTATATGCCTTTAATGCATCTCTAATTTTTCCAACAGGCTTTCCACCATAGTCAATAACTATAGCGTTGTTTTTATTGAGACCAATCTTTAGTTCAAACAATAATCCTGTATGTTTATTAATATCACTTTTTGTCATTGGTCTCTAACGGAGTCCTTTTAACAAAGTCCGCTCCTATCTTAGGGTCTAATTGATTTAATGTACCTAACATATTCATAAGTTTAACAACCTCTGCGTAAGGTCTAGACATAAGATACCTCATTATTTCCATTAGTTGTGTTGAACTTATTAGGTAAGTTCTTGGGGGTGTAGGTGTTGTTTTCGTCTTTGAGTTGTTTGCCATCTTTCTTTCCTCCTTTATTAATGTTGACCTTTGAATTGATAGTACTTATCCTCTATTAAATCTTCATCTAATAAATAAGTATTAAAATTCCCTGGCTTTTTATACTCTACTTTTGCATCATTTATAGTTTGATTAACTGTACGACCAGCTTGAAGACATCCACATACAAAGTCCTCAACCTCTATTAATGCTTGTTTCACTGCTCCCACGTTCTGCCTCCTGTAATTGTTTATTTAATTTATTTACTTCATCTTGCATATGAATCATAACTTCTTGTAAAGCTATTATCCTACCAAGTTTCTCCATTGTTTCACCGTGACTCATTTGACCTCCTTTATTAGTCTGTTTAGATACCATTGTGCTTTTTGTAAATCTTCTAAAGGTTCTCCTTTAAATTTATATCTCGAAACATATTTTAAAACGTTCCCCTTTAGATACCCATGATACTCATCATCTGTCATACAATCTTGTATAACATCTATAGTTTCTTTCTTACCATATCTATAATGCGATGGTGAGTTAACCTTATCTTCTTCCATACTTCCTCCTAATAGAGTTGTATTGAATTGTTTCAAGATCATATTCTCCGTTCTTAACATTTCTTTTGACAATCAATCCACTCCACCACATACGTTGAGTAGCCCTAGCATAATCTTCTTTATGATGTAGGTAGCAGCCAGTAGATAATCCTATTACCTTTTTACCTGTTGGAGTTGTACACATAGAGTAATCAAATATATGTATATGACCTACAGTAGAGGATACCTTATTCTTTAATAAGAGAGAACGAGCAATATTGTCCCCACTAATAGGCTTACCCATAACACCGTTAGGAAAATTGTGGCAGTAATGGACACCATCGACCACCACAGGTTCTTGGTATGGATAAACTTCCCAACCATATTTTTCAAATTGAAAATCATTAGTACTAATTGTGCCATCAAGTTCGGGTGTTTCATCTACTATCCTATCTATCCTATCTTCGTGATTACCAAGTAGCATGATTTTTCTTGGTCGTCTTCCATTGAGACCTTTGTTAAATTTTTCTAATGCATCATGAGCATGATCAATATCTTTTTTATATCTTCTACCTTCAAAAGATTTCTTACCTTTGTCGTAGCTAGATAACGAATCCATACTTGCAAAGTCTCCCATGCAAATAATCGTATTCGGTTTTAGATCTCGGGCAAATTTTCCTGCCCATAAAAATCTCTCATTAGTTGCCTTGGGGGTGCAATGAGGATCCCCTATTACTAAGTGTGTTGCCATTAGTTTAGTTCCTTATCTCGTTTCTTTTTTAGGTATTCAAGAAAATCAATAATATTATCTTCATCTTCAAATTCTGCAACAGAGTTTGGGGTTAAGATATCCTTTTGATTTTTTTTATCATCAGCAAATCCTCGTAGCCCCCACAGAAACGTTGAATGAGGGTCGGTAGTTGCCATCTTAATCATGCCTCGGGCTATGGTTGAACATAATTCATACTGTTCTGTCGACATAGCTACTTTGGTATCCATTATAATACCACATGTAAAGCCTTTTTCCCAAGGGCTGACTAAAACTTTTATTGCTTTAAGCAAATTTATTTTATCATTTTTTTTTGTCATACGTAATTAAAATATTTTTTATCATATGGGACAACTTCCCACTCAATACTCTTTTTAAACTTATTTCTTTTTGCATAGTCTTTTGCCTCTTCTTCTGATTCCCAAATCTCATTTGTAAATACGGTCCAAATATCATTTCGTTTTATAATTATACAATACATTTTCGGTAAAGGTGAAGATCAGACCCCTCAAACTAATCCTCACCCAGCTACGCAGATTCATCCTCCTGTTTAGGATTAGTAACCTGAGTATACCAAACCCATTTCGGGTTCTTACCTTTAGATTGCTGTTGTTGTAGCAACTGCAATTTACTTCCCCAACAAGGAAGTTTGTATGGGCAGAACGAACATACTGTACCCAAAACTTTATTACCTGTCTTCTTAGTTCTGAAAGTTTCCTCAACTTCATTGTAACATTTTTTAAAAGGTTCGTTATTCTTTAATGCTTTTAAATTATTTTCAGCAGTACCTAATGCTTTCTCTCTATACTGGTCATCTGCAAGTGGGGTTTCACATACTGTCCACTCGCCTGTAGATTTATTAATTACAATCCACCCACCAAATGGAAGTTTCTCACTTGCTGAATAGAGATAACCTTGCGAGACATATCCAAAAGCATCATCCTTAACTACCTCTTCAAAGCCACCTAAGTTACCAAATTTTTTCTCAAAGGAATAAGGCGATGCACTTTTAATATCCCAAACTTTCTTATCAATCGTAACATCAAGCCTACCTTTGATGTCCGATTCACTGAACTTATACTTAACATTTTTTTGCTCATCTTCTATTACTACTCCTGACGATTTTAAAACAAATATAGCTAATGCCTCTATCAAATCTCCAAATGTATTTCTCATCTTAACATTATAGGGTTGACCTTCGCCTTTTACATTTTTAGATTCCATTTGTAATTGGCACAAAGGTCTACCTATATTGGACATTCTTGGTTCAAACTTACTACGTCTTTCCTCTGCGAATTGTTTTCTCAGAGCAGACTTGCAAGCCTCACCAAACTCTTCTACAAGTTTGTCTGATATTTCAACAGGTTCTTTTGAAACCTTGTCTAGATATAGCTGTACTTTAGAGAGGATGTCTGTCATTATGCTGATAATGTTTTAATTGGATCGTTAACTTCTGCTACTACTTCTTCTGTTTTCACATCTGAAGCAATGGGTGTCCCCTTCTTTGCAGCCTTGTAAAGTTCAACGACTTCTGTATTCTCTTTATTGATAACGTCTTGGAACACAGATAATGTTTCCATATCTTCTTTTGACATTTGCAAATTAGCATCTGCATTTACAGCGATCTCAGGTGTATAAAATACATTACCACCTTTCTTCTGTCTTTTAGAATCAATTGAAAACGTAGTTGTAAACATAAGTTTTTTACGTTTGTTAACTTGATCTATCGCTGCACCAACAGGTGCGAATGCTGTACCTGTAACTCTCCATAGTACTGGCAAGTTAGATACATCATGGTCTTCACCATTTGCTTTCTTTCCTGTAAATGATAGTAAGCCATAAAGAAGTCTATAACATCTAATCGTTCTTTGCTCAGCAAGTTGATCAGGTGTTAATGTAGATCTTTCTTTAAAAGGAATCTTACCACATTTAATTCCTCCAAGAATATCAATCGCCTCTTCTTTCCAGTTCTTGAAAATAATAGAACGATTTACATATTCACTTTTCTCAGGGTCGTAATGCATATACTGCATTGCACTGATAAAAGGTCTGAAGCTAACGGGCTTACCATAAACATTTTGTCCCACACTAGAATCATAGGTGAACAAATGTCCTACTGGTAATTGATTACCATCATCATCTTCAGGAGAACGATTGATCCCTAGTCTCGGTATGTTAACACCGTTACTTGAACCATCGTCTTGACCGATTGCTTGCATTATCTGCTCATCGGACATCTTATTTATATTTGCTATTTCATTTTTTGTCATAGCTTCCTCCTTATTGTTGTTTCCTTATACCACATTTTGAGAGATTTGTCAAGTGTTATTTAAAATAATTCGTCAATAACATAGCCTATAACTAACCATATAAACAATATACTAACTATTATCTCTAACATATTCTAGTCTCCTCGTCAGTTATCTCGTATGCCAAATTTTCCATAGTGGCAAACCACATAAGATAACTCTGTAGTTCTTCGTCTTGGTTTATAAGCAACTTTGTGGGTGCACCATCAAAGTCATGCTTAAGTTGTTGGAGTCTATCATAAGCAGTTTCCTGCTCATCCTTACCCCATTCTTCCCAGTGTTCTGGGTCAAGTGTTGCTACTTCCATTTTTACTCCTTAGTTTTTATACACTTCGTGATGAACATCTTTTTCTTTTTTTGCTATAGCTACTTCATCTAGTTTTTCAACTAATGACATTGCTTGTTCATCATTATCTAACACAGCTTCAATAGTTATTGATGGATCTATATTAGTATACTCTTTTACTCTTATTACAAGTACTCTTTTTTTCATTTTTCCTCCTTCATTTCTAACCAATTATACCCTATCTTGACCTCTGTGTCAAGGGGAACATTAAAATTAATTCCATAATACTCTTTCAATGCAGGTATTACAGAACCCGTACCCTGTCTAAATATCTTACTCATTACGGATTCTTCACCAGGGTAAACATCAGCTATAATTGAATCGTGTACTGTGTTTATAAGTAAACTCTTTACCTTTTGTTCTTTCATTAACTTATATATTTTTATACAAGCTAAAGGTACAATGTCTGCTGTAGCAAAACCTTGCACAGGATAATTTTTTATTTGTGTACTATAACTAGATCCACCCCAAGGCATTCGTTCTGCATATGGAAATGAATACTCCCTACCTGTAGGTAATTTAATTTGTTTATATTTAATAGCATCTGTTTGTAATCTTTCATGCCATAAAGTAATATCTTTATATTTTTCTGCAAACTTTCTATAATAATTTTTCTCCTCTTCAGTTCCTGTAGTACCACCATATAAAGGTTTAAAGGTATGTGCCTTAGCATCTTGCCTAGACACTCCAATAACATCTGCAGTGTATTGGTGTACATCTATTTTATTTTCTATATCTTTCATACCCTGTTTATCTTGTGCTAAGAATACAGCAGTTCTAAATTCTAATTGTGCAAAGTCTACTTCAAGTATACTCCCTTTATCAAATCTAGATGTAACAACTTTACGAATAGGAAATGTACCACCTCTTGGTTGGTTCTGAAAGTTTGGATCTCTGCTAGATAATCTTGCTGTTGCTGTTACTGCCTGCATAAACTTAGGATGTAGCATGCTACTTTCATTTGTAAAAGATTTAATACCTGCAACAAAAGTATTCAAGTAAGTATCAATAGCATTATGCCTTATGATTGCATCAATGAATTCTTTTAATTCTCCCTCTGCCTCACCTACAATTTTATTTAAAGTTATTCTATCTGTTCTGAATCCTGCCTCAGCAATATCATATACACTCCTAGGTCGCTGATTAAATCCTGCAATCTTAGCCATTTTAGTATAGGTAAATCCTTCCCCATCACAGTGGATACACTTACTATATTTTTTATAAGGTGTGCCATCAACTTTCATTTTTTTAATAACACCTTTGCCTTTACAATCTATGCATTGATTAGCTGTAGTCTTATGTAAAAGTTCTGTATTATTTCTAACAAGTTCTCTGAATTTTATACGAGAAAACTGTGGTCTTTTTTTATTCTTACCTGTTTGCTTATCTATTCCTATATTAAATAACCTTGCCCACGTTGTTTTATCCTTAGGTTTTTTAGAATAGATCAACCAAGATAACTGCTCAGGGCTAGATAAATTTATTCTAGTGTCTCCCATTTTCTCATATACAATCTTATCAATCTTTTGTTTAAGATGCTCAAACTCTGCACGATATATTCTTTCAACATCTGATAAAGTATCTAAACTAATATGGATTCCATTTCTTTCCATATCAGTTAAGACAATTAGAAATTCATTCATCATCTTAATTGTTTTTAACAAGCCGTTATTCTTTTCTAATCCTAAGTCATTCATTTGGGAATCAAATAACTTTCTCGTTATCTCAACATCTATACGACCATACTCTTCTACAAGACCTCTTGGAATATTTTCAAATGATACACCACGATCCATAAACTCTTTTATCCTATCATCTTTTGATCCTATTTTTCTACGTCTACAACACATCTCTAATGTTAAACTCTTACGAATACCTCTGTTCAGTACATACTCACCTATCATAGTATCATATACTCTTCCCTTATATTTAAATCCTGCCTCTAACAACCACGTTAAATCAAATTTAATATTGTGACCAATTAATAATGTAGTCTTATCTAGTATAGATTGTATCTTATAGTAGCAACCTTCATCTGCACCTTCACTATGGTTGGTAAAATAATACTCATCATTAATCCCTACACTTACTAATATATTTTTAGGATTAAATGGTAGTGGATCCATGCCACCATGCTCTGTCTTTTGATAGGAAGTTTCTACGTCTACTGTACTAATCATCATACCTACTTATATATTTGTCAATGGTAACTGCTGGATCACCGTGCCAACCTGTAATTTTATTCTTGCTTACATTCAATATTCTCATATTATTTGTTGGGTCATTAGAACTTCTATTACCTATACCAATAATTAAATCTGCCTCAGCAGCTTTACCTGTCTTAGAATTTTCCATCATATCAAATGAGATATGATCTCTATTGTGTGCATCAGCAGATGCCTGTGATATAGCA